CAGCCAATCGCAAATATTTGGCGGCGTTCCGTTCTTGTGCAAACGGATAAGTTCCGTCTCAAGTTCTTCGGTCCAACGGCCCCGGCTTCGCAAATACCAAACGTCCATGGCACAATCTTCGGAGATATCTAGTTCGGTAGCAATACCCCGAATATGCTTTACCATAGCGTCGTGATAACTATCCATCGCCTCTTGGAAGCTATCCATAGTTTCCTTGTTGTTAAGGTCTTTTTGGATAAGTTCGATTGAGAACGTTTCCATTTTCTTTGGCGAGTCAGTCATGTTTTTACCTTATTGTTGTGATTCTTTTGCCGTTTGGAAAGAACACCAAATCCTCTATAGGCCATGAAATAATATCATCTGGCCCAGGAAAAGCCGCCTTCACCTGTTAGGGTTGGGCAAAACTTAAAACTTCTCAGAAACCATAAGGCCGAGCCTTCTACTATCTCGACTTTGCTACGCTGGGGGTTCCAAGTTCCGGCTACTACTTGTTGTACAACATTTATTGCAAACTCTTCTGAGATATCGGGTCCAATATTCTTGATGGCCTTAAATACCTTAGCTATGGTGGGACCGTCAATATCGGGGAATATCTCTCGGAGTTTTTTGGCAGTTAGCATTTTTGGCACCCCAACGGAGAATCAAACTCCGGTTAACAGCTTGAAAGGCTGCTGTCCTAATCACTAGACGATTGGGGCTCGAAGAGTGTTTCTACAACTACAAAGGTTCTTTCCTCATCGCTCATTATAAATGAGCCGTAGGAGAATAAGTCCTCGTTTGCACGTGCTAGCGCGTTGGCACCAGTGTAGGCGTGGACAATAGTACGTACCAATACGTCGCCGTGTTTAGCGAGTTCGATTAGTTCGTAACGCATAGCTTACGCTCCTAGTGCCGCTGCGATTGTCTTGGCAATGTCACCAAACCATCGCTGAACTTTTTTGTTTGTACGGGGAATAGAGGTTCCGAACAACTCCAAAACTACCCGAAGTTCGTCACCATCTGCCTGGATTTCGGTAACATCCTGTATATCGCCGTGGTAGATTGGCAACCTTTTGCCAGTGTGCCACCCAAACTCGCGCGGGTCATCCTGATGCGGTGACTTTGTGATGATGTAGAGCACTAGTTACTTTCTCCCGCGAGAGCGGGGTTGAGACAATATACCTAATATGATAGCAAACAAAAACACTACATATGGATATGGTGAAACTGGGTCCCAAACACCTTTGGCTAACGCCAATATGGCCATTTAGTTTGCCTAGATGGTGGCAAACTTTCTGTATTTCATGCCGAGTTCTCTGTAGATAATGGACTTGGCTTTTTGCTTAGCGCCGTCCATCGTCACAAACTCAACGATTGTGTCCCCATCGTCATATAGGACCCAATCGGAGATTTCCTCGCCGATCTTTTCGATGGTAAATCGGCCGTCGTGGGATTCCACGGAGTACGGGGAGGTTCTCTTCCAAACTATTGCACGCATAGCGTACGCTCCTCTGTGAACAAGGGGTTAGGGTTTACCAATAAGTTCCCGATATTTCATTCGGGACATCTTTACTGCCGCATCCATTCTGACGGAGTAGTAGTAGGAGTCGTACGGACCTACCCCATACAACTTCTTTTGTTGGAACTTTTGGGCTAGTCTGAGAAATCTGAAAAAGGCATGGAAAAGTAGCAAGTTGTTGTACTTTTCGGCTGCTATTACAAGTGTGTCTCTTTGGTACATACGAACACTAGTACTCGTTGAGATTAGAAAATGGCCATTTTTTAGGTAGAATGGCCAAACTCCGCTTTCCGCGAAGCGGCTAGGCTATCGGTAAAGCCCTACTAACTCTTACCTTTTGTGCTCTTTATAGTGTGAGGTTATAACACACTAGGTAAGTTATTTAGTCGAGCTTTATCGGTATCCTATGCGAATCGCAAAAACTTCTTGTAGTAGTACCGGGCGAGCCGTACGTAATCCATAAAGGCACCGCGCCAGTACTTATCCCGGGTGATAAGGAAAAGTCTCTGTTTCATCTGCGCCAAACGCAAGTAAGCACAGAAACCATCTAGGGCGGAAAAAGCGTGGTCGTCACGAGTCATAGTTGCACGCGGCAAACACCGCGAAGTTTAGATGTTTAGGGCTTCTTGTTGAAATACTTCTTCTTGACCGTTGTAACTCGCTTGACGGCAGATAGCCGCTTATCTTCCCCAATAAACTTCTTTGAGAAGATTTCCAAAGCTCTGACCTTTTGGTACTCAATCCAAGCAAGGTCAATAAAGCTCGGCGGAAGTTCACCCTTCAAGATCCTTTTGACTTCGCTCTTTTTGAAACCTTTGGCAAAGTAACTGAAAAGGACCGAGGTATCTACTTGTGGGGACATTCTGTCGAGTTTCCTTATAGGGGGGAGTTTACGAACTCAGCCAGGTTCGACCCATAGCCTTACGTAGTATGTCCTTGCGGAGCCTTTCGGCATTCTCTAGCTTGGATCGTTGCTTGCGAATAGCCTCAAGTTTGGTTTTGAGTTTCGCTTCCTCTTGTGCCTGAGCTTGCGCCAGTTTTTCTAGATTCTCGGGGTTTATCATATAGCGGGATTCCAACGGGGTTTTATATTGTTGCGTATATGCTCGCCGCGAAGCTTAGGTGTTCGCGTGCAACAAAAGACAAAGAAGAATACGGTAAGCCGAAAACTCGAGTCTGACATTTCGTCATACCTGCTCTGTCGGTACAAAGAACCAGGGTGGAACCGGCCGAAACCGATTCCACCCTTTTTGCGGGACCGAAGGCTAGAGCCTACTCGGTCGCGAACTCGTCCGGTTCGCCCGTCATTTCGTCCAAACCCTGGCCGTGCTCGGACGCGATAAACGCGGCTTCCGGCTCGACGATGGAACCCTCGCGCAACGCTTCGGGAATCAGATCGGTCGGCACGGTAACCTTCTCACCCTGGACAGCCAGGGTAATCAGCGCGTTCGCCCGTGCGATGGCGGAATCGACCACGGCCGGCAAGGTGTCGAGATTCGCCAGCGTGAACTCCATTCGGGCGAGCTTGGCCCGAACTTCGTCGATCTTATCGGCCAGCGGCAGGATCGTCCAAACTCCGCGCTTCTGGTTGTAGTAGCCGTGCTCGGCCCGGTTGAGTTCCCCCTTGTGCTTCTTCAACTGGTCGACGATGGAAGCCAGAGCCTTGACGGTCGGATCCGACTTGGCCCGTTCGGTGGCAATCGCCATGGCGAAACGCTGCTCGGCCTTCGCCTGGTCGGCGGCGAGCTTGGCCATCGCAGCCTGGTATTGCATTTCGGGAGTCTGGCCCTTCGGGCGCCCGCGCTTGCCCTTGGGCGATTCGTTCGTGGTGTTCAACATATCAGTATCCTTTCGTTTCTTTGTTGCCCATTAGGGCGGTTGTGCGAGTAGCTACTTCGCGTTAGCCTCGTCAGGCGGGAAGCTATCCCGCGACACCCTAGGTGTTTCGGCTAGGCTACGATAGCCTTTGCGTCCGGTACCAACTGCGCCATGATCCGCTGCGCTTCCTTCCAGTCTCGCATGCCGATTGCAGTTTGCAAGTCGAGAACCAGTCGAGCATTCTTCTCATTCATTATTGCACCTTAGCAGTAGAAGACGACGAAAACCGAAAGAAGAAGGCCGGCCACCATCGCACCCAAGACTAGTTTTCCATTCCGCGTCATATTCATTCCCTCCGTTGTTTCCCTTATCGACCGAATCATACCCCATACTTGAGGCTCAGGCGGGGAAAATCTTGGAAAAATCGACGAAAACCCAATCCCCCGAAACCATGATCCATTGCGCCATGCTACCGGCCAATCCGCCGCGCCATCGCGTAGAAGTATTCCCGACGCACAAAGGAAAGGGCTTCCCAGTAGGTAGCGAAATACTCGGCTACCCGTCCGGCAGCTAGTTTCATGCTCTCCCCACGGAAGAAACATTGTTTCACAATCGTAACAGCTACCGGCTCTGTCGTGTTCATCATGGCGGTACGCTCTATCGACGTATCATACCCTACCCTTGAGGGACGGGCGAAGCTAAGTTGTACCAAGATTGTAACGGGAAGGGCAAGGCAAGGAAGGCAAGCCACGTGCCGGATCAACTAGCGTGCCGATTCAAACGGTGTGCCAATCGAGGAAGTCGCGATGCTATGGGGGATTCGGCGCTTGTCTCAAGATTGTAACAAGGGGGGTTTCTCAAATCTGAGAACTCGAGTGTGCGCTTTCGCGCGGCCTGGGCATTCCAACTTCAACCTCGCTGCCCGTTAGGGCAGAAACACCCAACCCTCCCAGCGAACCCCTTCTCACACAAAACACTCTTCTCTCTTTGGAGAATGGGGGATACTCTCACCCCCAAAACACCCAAACTATACGGCGATTACCACTGGTTGCTTTCCCTCCACTACTCTAGTATAGGAGACCCCCTATGATAATGGTACCAGATTCAGACCCTAGTTTTTATAATAAAGAATTAGATCAAATTGTTCCACTGCCTGATGAAGTAATTTTATATTTAAAAGCTGTTTTTATTAAACCTATTTCTATTAAAGAAAAGGGTGGAATCAAACCATTGGTAGATGATAATACTGGCTATCTTATTATTGGAAAAATTCAAGAGGTCCGCGAAATGTTAATTAATAACTTTAATGAAACATTAGATAAATATTCTCAAATAATTAAGAAAAAGGATTTATAAATATGGGGACAACAAATAATACTAATCAAAAGCAAAAAGTTAATTCGGCCACAATTAATCCTGGAGTATTTACTCCGCGTCAAGCCAAAGGGGTCTCTAAGGATGAACTTGAAAAAGCTTTAGCCGCGGCCCAAGAAGAACTAGTGCAGCTTAAAGAAGAAAATAAAGAGTTACGTCAAGGGCTAGCGCGCCAATTACCTATCCCCAACCCTAATCAAGAAATATCGGATACTTCTGAATAAGATGTTTTTCGGCGCCATTCCTAGTGGAATATATGAACTCTATCAAACTAATCAAGATTTAATTGAGAATTTAGTTAAAAATAAAACTAGTCGTTGTTTAAATTTTCCGGGCGAGACCTGGAATGATGCCGCACAACAAATTCGTCTCATTTGCTTTGAGGCTCTAGTTAAATTTGATCTAAAACTTAATACACCCAAAGTTCTTTATGGCTATTTAGCTAAATGTGTAGACAATAGATTATATAATATATATCGAGGCTTATATTTAGATAATAATCCACCATGTAATCGATGTGAATTATGGGAAAAAACTTCTAAAACTTGTTTAGTCTTAGCTTCAGGTTGCGAACGTATTATATCTTATAAGGAACGAATTAAAAAGAAGAGGCAACTATATAATCCCCAGTCATTAGGTACCGTTTTTGCTCATGATGATGACGATACTACTCCCCATATTTTTTACGAGGATACTTCTAATAGCGCATGGGAATTAGACATGTTTATTCGAGATGTTTTATCACAAGAATTAGACGGTGATGATCTTCTATATTATTATGATAAACTTAAAAATGGTGACTCTATTCCCAAAAGTAAACAAAAACGCCTTCAAGAACTTTTAAAGGATTTTCGCTAATGAGCCGTGGATATAAATATTCTGATACCGAAATAGCTAGTATGATGCGACTATATTCGCAAGGGTTAACTTATAAGCAAATTGCTAGTCAGCTTAGACCAAATACACCTGCGGCGTGGCGCACTATAGGCGACATTATACGTAATAAACTTAAGGACGAGAAAGTCGTGGACTCCCCACTAATGGTCACAATGACCCGTGGGGAAAGAACTAAATTCTTACAAGGTGGCTTTGCATTATCACCAAGATGGGCGGCTATTAAAGAGTCTCTTTTATCGTCTGAGTATTCTCTCTTTTTAGAAGAATATGAACGTATTCATTCTGAATTAGATAGTTTGACTGCCGCCGAAGAGCAAATGTTAACCACGGGTATTCTTTCTTATGTACTTGCTTTACGGGCCCAAAAATCTTATCGGGAAGACGAAGAATTAATTGGTTTAATTAGGGCTGGTCAAGCGCCACCTAACCAGGATAGAGATAAAGTTTTGGGTCGAGGGGAGGCTTATCGTAAAGAATATACAGATCGCATGAGAGATTATCGTGATGTCATGGAAAGCCTTAAGGCCACCCGCGATAAACGATTAGAAAAAATTTATGATCAAAAGCGAACTCTTATAGACTTAATTACTGAATTATCTAAAAAAGATATTAAACAGTCTATGATTGATGATGTCTATCGATTAGATAAAATGACTGATGAAGAACTAACTCGCCTTCTAAAGGGAGAGGTCGAAAACGATCAGCAATTCCCTTATTTGATTGGTGATGTTACAGAGCCTATAAGGGCTATTGAACTTACAGAAGAAAATTTAAAATTCCTTCAAAAAAATCTACAAGATACAAATTTTAATAAAATATGTAATCAAATTATTTATGACTACTTTACCAAACAAAATAACGATATTAGTCGACACCCGCGAACAGAAACCAATATTCCAAGCCAAAACAGTTAAGGATAAAGTTATAGCTGGATATGAGGTAGACACAGTAAATGCCGGAGACTATACTATCAAAGAAATTCCTGGGTTGGTTGTTGTCGAACGCAAAGCCGACGGCAAAGAACTCTATAATAATTTTGTCTCCTATCGTGATAGATTCTATAGAGAAGTAGATAGATTATGTGAACAGTACCAATATAAATATATTGTTATATGCCAGTCATATGCTGATTTTCTCAATCCTAATAACTGGAAACCCTTTTCTATTAAAAGAGCCATTACGGGGATGGCGATAGTTGAAGCTTCTCTTCTTAGCCTTCAGGCTAAACACAATATTTACTTTCATTTCGTTGAAGAGTTTTATGCTCCCAAATTTGTAAAACGCATTTTTGTTAAACACTATGACTGGTATAAAAATGAACTCAAAAGAAAAACAACTAATTAAAACATTTAAAGAACAAACTAAGAATATCTGTGAGAAGATTTTAGTTCTTTTAAAAGATAAGGAAAAACTTTACTATGAAACCCTTATAGGATTTGAGGACCCTAAAACTGGGTCGCGTGCTCTTTCGATTATCTTATATGAAATACAATCAGAATTTGAAGCCCAAAATATTCAAAGTATGTTAGATGACTTAAATGAATTTGATCAAGAAAACTTCGAACTTTAATAGTAGTCTAGATCCCGATCTTTTTCTTTGGGATTTGCATAAGATTAATTTAGGTAAATTAGTCAGTTTATTATTTAATAATAAGTTTGGCCGACCTCTTATTTTAGAGAAATTTCAATTAGTACTATTGGATTTATTATGGAAGAAAAAATTTCCTATGGTACTCATGTGTCGAGGTGGATCGAAAAGTTTTATTTTAGCTTTATATGCTTTATTAAAAGCAATATTTTATCCTGGTAGCGAGATTGTTATTATTGGCGCCGGTTTTCGTCAAGGAAAAATCGTCATGCAATATATAGAAGGATTAATTACCTTCTCTCCTATTATACAAGAGACCTTGCAAAAACACTGTAAGGCGCGCATTTGGGGCGTTAAGTATGGTACTGATAGAGCGTATATTGATGTAGGTCCCTCTTCTAAAATATTAGCACTACCCATCGGCGATGGGGGGCGTATTAGAGGCACCCGAGCATGTGTTGATCCCATGACAATAGTTGAGACTAATAAAGGATTAATGCGGATTGGGGATCTAGTCAATTCTCCGCAGTCTATAGAAATTTATAATGGAGATATTTGGGAGCGTCCAAAACATTTTATTAAAACCTTACCAATAGATGCATATCGTGTCAAATTACAATATGGGTATGAAATTATCATATCTGATATTCATAGAATATGGACTGATAGTGGATGGAAAGATATAAAGACCCTAAGCACAGAAGATCAAATTCCACTTTACTATGGCGGTAAATTTAACGAAGAATCGACTATCCCTAATGATTTTGCATGGTGGCTAGGCGCTGTTTTAGCCGAAGGTTGTTGCTCTCAAAAATATCGCGTTACTTTTAAAAATTCTGAGCCAAGTTTTATTAGACGATTTGAAGATGTATCTAAAAAATACTTTGATAGTGTTTCAACTTATTATCAAGCACCTCGCCAAGATAAACGAGGATGGACCGCCAAAGAAAGCTGGGAGGTTCATGTTGGGCGCCTAAAAGACCGCCAAATGCTTTATGAAAAATATAATTTAGATTATAGTAAGGCTAGACAGAAAAAGATTCCATCGTCCATTCTTAATGGGTCTAAAGATAATATCTGTGCATTTTTAGCGGGTTTATTTGAAGGAGACGGTTCGGCTTTTCTTTATAAAGATAAGACTAGAGATAATAATTTTGGACTAGCATTTTATACTGGTAGTGAACAACTCTCCAAAGACGTTCAAAATCTTTTGCTAAAATTAGGTATATTTTCATCACGTTCAATACGCAAAAGCAAGTTGAGCGAGCTACCACAATATACTGTGCGGATTCAAGATCAAACTGTTCATAATTTTATGTCTATGGTAAAGATTGATAAGTTTAATAATATTTATAATCAATCTAATAAAGACATTAAACATAAAGCTTTGCATACTTTTACTAAAATGATATCTATTGAAAAATTATCAGGAAAACATGTACTTTATGATTTTATGCTTCCCAAGAGTGAATCCTTTATAGGAAATGGTATTAAAAATCATAACTCAACTCTCATTTGTGATGAATTTGCAGAAATTGATCCACGAGTATTTGATTACGCTGTAGCTCCCTTCCTTTCAACTCATGCAGACCCCTCGTTGTCAGCCACTAAAAATCGAGTAGTAGATAGATTACTAGCTAAAGGCGTACATGAATCCACTGTCCAATATATAGATGATAGTTTAGCCATGGGAAATCAAATGGTAATTGCTGGTACAGCATCATATGAATTTAATCATTTTTATAAAAGATATTGTACATATAAGGCATTAGCCACATCAAAAGGTAATGAAGAAATTCTTAAGCGAATAATTCGAGAACTTAGCCCAGAGTATTCTCGTGGTAAAATTCCTCAAAATCAAATTGATCTTTATAAGAAACTTTGGAAAGAATATACAATTTTTCAATTGCCATATAATGCACTACCACAAGGATTTTTAGATGAATCTATTATAGCCACACACAAACTAATTATGCCACCAACAATTTTTGGTCATGAATATGAGTGTCGCTTTTCTAAAGACACCCATGGATTTTTTAAGAGATCTATTATTTATGAGGCCACACCACAATTCGGAGATGCTCACGAAGTTCATTTTGAAGTTATGGGTGAACCAGGCTATAATTATGTTATGGGATTAGATCCTGCGCGCCACAATGATAACTTTGGATTAGTAATTCTTAAGTTAGATGGACAAACATCTAAGTTAGTTTATTGCGACGCTTGGGACAAAACAGACTTTCCTACTTCTCTCCAGCGCATTAGAGAAACTATGCGGCGATTTCCTAACATTGTTCATATAGCAATGGATGCTGGTGGCGGTGGTCAAACCATGGCCGATCTATTCGTTAATAAGAATCTATTAGAGGTTGGACAACTTCCCATCGTCCAGATTGATGACGAAAAACACAAGCATCTAACTAAAGCATTAAAAATCCTAGAATTAGTTAATTTTTATTCCTGGTCCATACCCGCTAATTATGACTTATTATCCGATATAACGTCTAAAAAAGTTTTATTTCCATCGCGAGTAGACGAAGATCATATTTTAAAACAATGCTCTAAAGTGATGAATCGTGGGGAGCCCCTCACGGATGATCAGTATAACTATATAATGAATAGATTACATGGAGAAATGGGTGACGCCACCGAAATTAAAGAATGTGGTTTAATTAAAAATATACTTTATTGTATTGATGAAGTTTGCGCTATTGAAAGAACTGTTACGCCCAAGGGCACAGAAACATTCGATTTGCCCAAATTAACCGAACAGCCCGAACATTTAGACATTAGGCGCAAAGATCGTTATAGTGCCTTATTATTAGCCGCTTATGCCGCTAGGGTGGTTAGGGGCACGGGGTTTGAGGTGTCAAAGACCGACTGGGGGTATATGGGCGGCCTAGCTTCTGATATAGTTAAGAATAGTGCCAATAAAACCAATAAAGCTATCCGACGAAACGGTGTTGTTTATTAGTGTATTCATTAAAAATGAGATCACAATCCTAAAAAGTGTTATTATGAATCCAAAACCAAGAACCTCCAAAGACGCCAAGCTACAGAAACAGCAGGCCGAACTCAATGACGCATTGCATGATGCTAATTTAAAAATTAATGAGAATAAGGCCAAAGGAGTATTTTATGGTGGCTCAGATGTTATCCAGCCCCCTCTAGAATTCTCTAGCTTTCCATTCGGCAATTTTTATGGTGATGAAGCATCGGGGTCTAGCCGCTATGGTTTAATGTATGGCGATTCTCAATATCGTAATAAATCAGAGAATTTTTATCATTGTCTTATTGCCGCCTGCAACGAAGCCTATCAAAGTGTTGGAGTAGTAAGAACTATTATTAATCTACTAGCTGATTTTACCGCTGAAGAAATAGTCATTTCTCATCCAGATCAGAGCGTCCAAAATTTTTATAAGGCTTGGGCTACTCAAGTTAATTTAAAAGAACGGTTAGTAAGATTTACAATCGATCTTTTAAGTGCTGGCCAAACCTTTATTTGGCGCACAGAAGCAATGTTAACAGATAAACAAAAACGTACGCTACAACGTAGTAAATCTGCATCTAAAACTACTGATGGACTTTTATTACAATCTAATAATGATACCGAAACATATGTTCAGCCTTTAGAAAATACACAATCAATTCTTTTACCAAATCAATCCACGGCAGAAACAGTAAAAATTCCATGGGGTTATGTATCTTTAAATCCGCTTCAAATGTCTATGAGGGGCGAACGATTTATTGGAGATAATTATTGGGTAATGTTATTAGATAAAACTAGCGCTCACTCTATTACTAAATATCTATCTAAATCTCCCAAGGGATCCGAAATTAATGTACCTCGTGAAATAAAAAATACAGACGAAAAGGATAAAAAAACATTTACTCATGAATGGCAATTAGACGCTAATCGACTTTATGTTATTCAGGATCAATCTAAAAAGGATTATGAAATTTGGGCAACATCTATTATTTATCCTGCGTTAGATCCTATTCGTCGGAAAAAACTTTATACTGCTGGCGAACAATCAGCACTTGAGGCAATTAAGCGAACTATTACTTTAATTAAACTAGGTAACACACTTGAAGGATTCGCCCCCACACCTGCAAAAATTGCTCGTGTCGCTGACGCCCTAGCCGGCGGCGGCCAAGCCCATCATTTAGTATGGGACGATTTAATTAAGGGAGAACTAATTCAACCTCAACTAGGAGATATTCTAGATCCCCAAAAATATGAGGCAGTTAACGAAGATATCTTTGTCTCTCTAGGATTATCTCAATCAGTTATGCAGGGTGATGGCTCTTATGCTAATAGCTTTTTGGCTGTTAAACTACTATTAGAGAAATTAGAAACTATAAGAAATCAATTAGCTGGATGGCTAATGAAGGAACTAAAGGTTATCGCAGAAGCATTAAAGTTTAGAACTCTTCCTATCGTTAGATTTGGTAAAATGAATCTAAGAGATGAAAACGTTGAGCGTAAACTAATTTTAGATCTATATGATCGTGGTATCCTTTCGAAACAAGCCCTACTAGATTACTTCGATGAAGACTTTGAAGTTGAACTAGAACGTAAAAAACAAGAAAAAGAACAGTTGGGTAGTACTAAACTTATGGAGGATCGTGGGCCTTATATTAAACCGCCATTAGACAAGATGGCTCTCAATAAGTCTGGTAGGCCCCCAATGACTGGTAAACCCCTACAGAAAAAGAGAAATACTAAGCCTCGGGGTATGGGTTCCTTATTAAAATATAATCAATATTTACAATATGCCCAAAAAACCTTGCAGGATATTCAAAATCAAATATGTGCGGAATATGTAGCTAAGGCTAATGTTAAAGACTATAGGTCGCTAGATAAAATAACCAAAGCCGAGGTTGAAAATAAAATTTATCAACAGTTAGCTATTCAGTCCCCCCAAGAGGGTTTAGTGTATAATGAAGATGTTAAACAGAATATTCTAAAAACTTATGAGGAAGTGAATAAGTTAGATCTCTCTAAAGAAAAGCGAGAAGAGTTATTTTGTTCAATTTATAGTTTAGCATGGATTAATCAATCGGAGAATCAAAATGAAATTACTGGAACTTCTGAAGAAAGCATATAGCCTTCTTGCAAAGGCTCTGAAATATCTTGGTGGCCTAATTGGCGTTCTAGAAAAAGAACAAGCCGAAGAGCCGAAGGTAGATGAATAATGGCTAATCGCGTTAACCGTATGACTATGTGTGTAGGCGCCGTAAAAACTACGTGTATTTTAGATAGAGATCTTCAGGATGGCTCCAAAAAGCGTTATGATCGTACTGATAATGACTCTCCTACAGGCCGCGTAGATGTTAAAAATCGGATGGTAGATCAAGATCCCGAGTATCAAGATACCACAAGTGGTTAGGAGATACTAATATGCCTTATAGTGTTAAAAAAGTAGGGGATAAATATAGATTGTTCGAACGAGATAAAATAGCTAAAACTAAAACTGGCAAACCCGTAGACGGTGGGGGTAGTGCTAATAAACAAGATGTTTTAGATCAAATGACCGCCATTAATATTAGTAAACACAAAGCATCCAATCTTACTGATGAAGATCGCGCCCTTCTTCTAGGTGTTTCTCTAGATTATTTTTATTCTCTTGTTGGTGTTGGTCTTAATGATTTTAACGATCAAGAACTATTAAATTATTCTTTTGCACTAAAGATTGATGAAAGAAAAAATCAGTATACGGTTACAGTAAAAGATTCTGCGGCTTTTCCACAGGACTCTCTTCAGGCTAAAGATATTAAACCAGGGTTATCTATTGTGGTGGGAACACCACAAGGGTCTACTAAAACACAAGTTCAATCGTTTAGATTTAATAAAGCCAAATTCTCTAAATCAGAAGTTCTAAAGTTTATTAAAGATAATGCTCAAAAGTTTTAGTGTATAACGAACTTTGTAAATAATTATTTATGAATAAAGTTCTAATACCAGCTAAAATCCGTCTTGTTGATCCAACGCCTAACCATAAACAAAAGGCGCAAGCTGCTCTTTTAGAAACATTACAGTTAAAAAATCTAGACATCCAGCCAGATCTACTTTATCTTGAGGCCGTGCTTGTCACGGAAGGTTTCAATGATAATGACGATGTATTTCTACACGAAGAACTCAAGGCGGCCTTAAACACCCCATTACTTAAGCCTATTAACTGGCAACATAATGAAAAAGATATCATGGGGGTCCTTTATAGTGTTGAAGCTAGGGATCTTAATGGAAATGTTTTAACCGAAGTTGGAGATGGGCCTTTTGAGGTGGTTGTCCAGGGCGCCCTATGGCATTTACTCCCACATCTTCAGGAAAAAGCACAAAAAGTTAAAGCTCGTATCGAAAAAAATAATCTTTTCGTATCTATGGAATGCTGGTTTGATTCTTATGATTATGCTTTCCAAACAGGTAGCGAATTACCAGAAGTGATCTCCAAAGATAAAAATGATTACGTAGAAGGTCTCTTAAAGGTTAATGGTGGGGCAGGCAAACTAGATAAATATCGGGTTGGCCGAGCTTTACGTAATATAGTTTTCGGTGGTATGGGCTTAGTAGATAAGCCAGCCAATAAACGATCTGATATCTTAAATGTATTAGATGGATATAAACAACAGAATTCTTTTGCAAAAGATGATAGTAATACTAAGGAGGATTTACCTATGACTAATCAACTTGCAAGTGCCTCAAATGCCGGTGACAACACAGAAGTGGTGGTCAAACGCATTCTTGAGGAAGCAAAGCGGGAAGACGAACTCGTTCTAGCCCGTGAACGCGTTAAGCAGCTTGAGCTAGAACTTAAGTCTGCTAATGATAGTGCTGCCGCTCTGCGTCAGAGTATGGCAGAAATGGTTAAGGGACTAGACCCTGTGGTAACGGCTTCTATGGCCACTCCAGAGGAAATTGCCCTTATTGACCAGGCAACCGATAAATATGCGGCCAAAATTGCTTTTATTCAGAAGAGCCGTCAAAAGGCTTCTGCTTCAAATCATGAGGATGAAGTTAAGACTCTTCGGGAAGAAAACATTAAACTGCGTGCATCTTTCCGCGAAGCTGAAGTAACTAACCTCTTTAAAGATCTAGATATCTTTACTGCGGAAGAGCTAGCTCAGAGCCTCGCAAGCGCCAAGTCTCTTGACGAAAAGAGCTATGCCGTTTGGCTCGATGACAAGAAACTGTTAGCGAAGAAAATTAGAGAACTTCGCGAAAAAGCTAAACTTGTTCCTAAAGATGGTGCTGAAAAACTAGGTGGTGATGGTTCAGAACTCAAGCGTATGGGTAAGGGTCCATCAGATGTTCCACTAAAGACTTTAGCAACTGAAGGGCTCGAAGAGCTATTTACAGAAGTTAAAGAACCAAACCCAGGGGATGCCGATAATACATTCGCTGGTGATGAAAATCCAATGCAGGCTGTGGTAGCATCCCTATTCGCACCTGTTGACCGTAAATCAAATAAGAAAAACTAGGAGGTAACTATGGCTTTAAAAGCAGAACGTCAAGTTCATCAAACTGACGCCACTCACGTTCTCCTACAGGCGTGTGAGCCCGGTATGGTAGTAGCTACCTCGGGTGTGGATGGCTATGCTATCGTAGCAGGCAGTCCATCAGTAGGGGTATCGGGTGTCTATCCGCTAGGATTAGTCCTTGGTACTCGTGAAGATACCAATTTTGGTAAAGAATATCAGCGGTTCGCATATGACACTGCTGATCTAGGAAGTCTGATCGCTATTTGTAAAGAAGGCGAGCTACGCACTGATAAAGTAGTTGGAACAGTTGTGCCCGGCCAAAAGGCTTATCTAGCCGCAAATGGCAATTTAAGCGCGGCTAATCCAGCTCCATCAAATGAAGATTTTCGTGTTGGTCGATTCTTAGGTGCAATCGACAGCGACGGCTTCGTACTTGTCCACGTACAGGTCCTATAAGGAGGAGTTATGTATAATAGACTTGATCCAAAGACTGTTGAACTCCTTAAGGCGATGGGGAGCAATGATACTCGCCTACGTGAAGCGGCACAACGTGCTTTTGCTGAATCGCTAAATGTACCGCTACGTCAAGGCATCTTTGATGCCGATAATTTGGGTGCCATCTACTCTGTAGAAGTTCTAGAGCCAGGTGCTACTGCTAATTATCCTCTTGACTTTATTCGTCCTGGTGAAGAAGATAGCTTCGCAGCTTTCACTCTACCAGAACAGGCTCGTATTCCAGAGCGTAGAGTTGAGGGTTCAGAAGTCAATGTCCCCACGTTTAAGGTTGGTAACTCAATCGACTGGGACATTACTTATATGAAGGAAGCCCGTTTTAACGTTGTTAAGCGAGCCCTTCAGGTTTATGAGGCTGGTTTTACTCGTAAACTAAATTCGGATGGCTGGCGTACAATCCTAGCTGCTGCAAATGATCGTGGACTAGTTGTCCAGGCATCAGGTGCCGCAGTTCTAACTGGTAACGTTAACACACCATGCCTACCAAGTCCTGGCGAATTCACCAAGGAATTAATTTCCCGAATGATTACTGCTATGACTCGTGGTGCTGGTGGCAACGGTAACTCGGGCAAACTAACCGATCTATATCTCTCCCTCGAAGCAATGGAAAACATTCGCTGCTGGGATGCTGATAAAGTCGATGAGTTTAGTCGCCGAGAAATCTATGTCAATAACGACATTAGTCAGGCCCAAATCTATGGCACGATGCTCCACTTTATGACTGAGTTTGGCGCAGGTCAGGAATACCAGACCTTCCTCACCTCAATCATGGGTGCAACACTACCTGATAACACACAACAGTTCTGTGTGGGTCTAGATTTGTCAACTCGTGATTCGTTTGTCATGCCAGTCAAAGAAGAATTGGTCACATTCGATGATCCTGTGCTCAATCGCCAACAGCGCATGGGCATTTACGGCTGGATGCGGCATGGATTCGCAGTTTTAGACACTCGAAGAGTCCTACTAGGGGCCTTCTAGACTCGTTCTAATCTGCACGCAGTAACCTGCAAGGGGAGGGTCCAATGGATCACTCCCCTTATTTTTTATATATCAAACCTAAAAATAGTGTATATTCTATTATTCTTATAGGATTTTAAAATGGTTATAGAGCGGCTTTCTTTAGGTGGGTCCCTTTCGGGATTAGACATATACTTTCGCGACAGCACTACTAATTCTTTAATTAATGTTAGTTCGCTTGATTTTATTGTAAGAGATCCTAATGGATTAGATAGAGTGCTGGGCGATGGCGTTAATCTTGCTACTGGAATTTATGCTGCTAGTGGGACTTTACCCTCAAGTGCCCCATTAGGAAATTGGACCATCCAATGGAATGCGTTTTTTCCGGGTGGGACCTCAGGTGTTTTCTATGAAACTTTTGAGGTACAAAATCCTGTAGTGCTTGGTGCCTTCGAAGATATTTCTAATAATACAGAAACAATTTATGATCGTACGCGTATTGATTTAGGTGATCCTAACGGACTAATTTTTACCGATGGGTTATTATCCCGTATGTTACAAAAGTCAATAGCCCGACTTAATCGGGCCTTGGGATTAGTTGTTATTGAATGTGTGTCAACTTTGAGTATTACATTAAGATTAGTTACTACTTCAGTACATAATAGTACGCCTATTACAATTAATCTAATTACTGGAGAAATTACGCCAAGTACGGATCCATATATAGATATTCTTACTCTCCAAATGGAATACTTAATAGCTTCTTCAGAAGTTAGTGCTCTTAAAAGGCTAAGTCCAACCTTGGGTGGCGCCTTTGGAAGTGGTCTAATAGGTATAGATAAAGCCGGTGTTTCAGTAACAAATACAGACGGTGTTTCAATCAGTGTGTCACCCGCACGTTTGACAACTCAAGCCCAAATGTATAAATTTGATGTGGAAAGACTACAAAAAGAATTAGAGTTTGCAATTAAGGATTTTAGGTGGCGCCTAAGTTGCGGCAAAGATGTCACGACGATAAAATATTATGGTGGTTATAGATATGGAAATAGCTCTTATTATGGAGTATATTAAAGGCATAGCACATGTTAGTTTATTCTAAATATCCTAAATGTGGTATTAATATTGGCCAATATTTTATTCCTGGATATTTACAAAGTGATCCCGTAAGTGTTCCGTGGAAAATTTGGCATTTTAATCATGACAAATTAATTTTGGGTGTCTATAATAATAGAATTATTAAGAAAATTTATGGAGTGGAAGTGCCCCACGCAAGTTTTACATATAAAACTATTGATAATTTATCGTACGATATACTTGTTAAGTATCAACAGGCCCTCAAATTTCCCTTAGAAAACGGAAGAGATCTACAAAGTTACTGTGAATCTCTAAAAGATTTTTTACGCAATGCTTAAACCTGAACAACAAATATTTGATATAGACTATAATTGGATTAACCCATTTGAGACAGAACGTGGTGGTTTTGTTTCTCTTATGCATATTAGTGGAATTTATTATGCCACATATGATCCTGATCCTAGTAATCAGACCGTGTGCCTAGGAGTCCAACAATATAATTTTGATAATTATGATCTTTCAATAGAAACTCCAAGATTTCTTCTAAATAATACTTTTCCCCCATTTTCTTCTAATCATGTAATTAGGGAGGGAACAGTAATAACTAACTATATCCATCCTTCGGTGGGTTTTATTACTCCTGGATCTTTTGCTTATTTAGCACCATCGGGACTAGTAACTGCCGCCCCAGTTTTTACCAATGTTAGAGTCGGCCGATTTGAAAGTTCTCTTAATTCATCTGAACTAGGTGCCAATTTAGGGACTAGTGCTGTTCGAGTAGGAGGTTCTACCGATAGAAATAATTATGGGCCAATTTATATTCCAACAGCGGGATGGGCCCGTATTCACGTCCAAATGGTGTAATATGGTTACAATTGGAATTTATCAGATTAGAAACTTGAAGAATGGAAAAATTTATATTGGCAGTACTGTCAAAAATGGATTTAAATTAAGATGGTATGATCATCGCAAAACATTAAGAAAAAATTGCCATGATAATGATAGATTACAAAAATCTTGGAATAAGCATGGCGAACAAAATTTCATATTTGAGATTTTAGAACAAATAGATTATCCACGCTGGTATCCGGAATATAGAAAATCGCGAGAAATTTTAGATATTGAACAATGGTATATAGATTGGTTAAAACCAGAACATAATATATGCCAAATAGCTGGTAATATTATGGGCTTTAAACATAGCGATCAACAAAAAAGATTATGGTCCCAACAACGTAAAGGGAAAATGCGAGGTAAAAATCATCCAATGTATGGTAAAAAGCAGAAGCCAGAAAGTATTAATCGGATGAGACAAAGCAAGCTGGGCTTAAAACCAAGCAAAAGCACTATAGAAAAGAGGAGTAAAAGTCATAAACTTCTTTATATTAATGGAGCTATTGGTAATAATACTAAATTAACCAAAGAACAAGTTAAAGACATTCGTTTCTTGATTTTAAATGGGTTCAAAGATATTGAAATAGCACCCAAGTATAATGTTGACAGAAAAACTATTAATAATATTCGAAACAATATAAGCTGGAGATATATCTAATGGTGAATATTCCTAGTAATGAATCTCTGGATTTTTCTAATATCTGGCCAAATTTTAATAATTTATATAAAGAAATGATAGATGACTCCTTTAGGGTGCTGGCAAGGTCAGTAGTTCTCCATCTCCCGCCAATTGTAGTGGCCTCGTCAGGATTAAATAGTGCTGCCCCACAATTAAACTATAATCCTATATTCGGAGGGGCTATCCGAGGTGCACCCAATACCGTTTCAACAGTAAGGGCTCCTGGAGTACAGCATACTCCACGAGACGTTATTTATATTGGACATATCCAGCATGGTCCCAAAGAATTAGACGACAAAAATTTTATTGGTCGATTAGAAGTTGATGAATGTGCCGTGACTTTAGTTTATGAGGCTCTTGAACATGTTATGCAGTGTGAAAGTGTTACTATCGACAATAAACGATATCGACTTTTACAAAATCCTCGTCCTATTGGCTTACAAATCAAAAGATATATTATTGTTATTTTTAAGCAGATCCCCGAAAAAGAAAATGTCTAGTATACAAGATCAAATCATTAAACAGTTTGAAAATAAATTTCGTCAAAACGAAGTTGCTATTAAAAATCTTATTCATACAGCTATTACATATATGATTCAAGTGTTAACTACAGGACAATCTTCAGGGGATAGCGGATTCAATCTATTATTACAAAATAGTAGAGTTAAACCATTAAGAAATAGTGATTTATATAAATATATCATGAGTCCCGAAGGCGCCGGCGAACTAGGATTCCCCGACCCACAAATCGTATGGGATAATTTAGAAAAAGCAATTTATCAAATATTTACCACACAAACTACGTTATCATTTCAAAAAATTAGTATTGGTCTAGAGTTTAATTTTAATGAATTATTTAAATTAACGCCTCATCCAGCAGCAGGTACACCTTCGGGTAAGAAAATCGATATTAGGTCATGGCTACAATGGACAACTGGACCACAAATTAAAAAATTATCCCAGAATTATGCTTTGGTCCGGGTAGGACAACTCCCATTGGCCAAAGTACATTTAATTAGCCATTCTCGTTCTTACAATTATGCTGGTAAAAGTGCTGGTCTAATGCTTCCTATCAAAAGTGATAAACAACAAAGAAAAATGAGTCATTTATTTGGTATAATGCCAACTCCATGGGCGCCAAAATTAAGATTTAATAATTTTTGGCTTCAGTGGTTTAATTCTAATAGAAAATTTATTGAGTCATCCTTACAAGAGATTGGTAAGGCTGCATTTGAATACTTAGTGAAATTATAATATATGTTTATTAAACCTCGAGCCTTAATAAAAAGTAATCTCGTTTTCATGTTAGAGAACGAACTGTTGCGTGATGGAAATTATGGTGTAGTCACAAGTGGGCTACAGTTCTATGATGGTTCAGACATGAGTAGGGCTTTACCTGACGTACATCCTACCACCTTAGCTGAATTAGGCGGCATATCCGAGGGTAGAGTTTGGCAATTTCCTTTTAAGAATTTCATATATGAGTCAGGGTTAATCTTAAATGACGCGCCAGTTCTTAGGAATTTCCCTTTAGCTACTCGAATTTCCGGTGTATATGTTGACGGTAGGTTTTGTCCAACCGATCCACTGGCTCCGGGTTATGACGCAACATGCTCACACACTATCGATTATCTTAATGGGCGAATTATATTCGATAATGCCTTATCATTAGGCACAAATGTGCATGCCGACTATAGCTATAAAGAAGTTTCGGTTCATTTAGCCTCTAAATTTAATGATCAATTAGTAGAGGGAGTACTCCAAACTAAGTTTTTAACTAATCCCCGGACATCAAATCAATTAGTTTATCCAAGTGGCGCATCTAAACTTTGTCCCTTCCCGGCAATTTTTATTGAAGATATTAATAGAACTTGGACTAATTATCAATTAGGTGATAGAAGTCTGGTGGCCCATGACGAGGTTTTATTTACTATTTATGCCCTCGATCATATGAGTCGGGATAATTTAATTGATCTTATTTCGTTGCAAGAACGTAAGCCCTTCCTTTTAATTGACTTTAACGTGGCGCCTTTCCCACTTTCTGGTATAACTAATACTTTAAGTCTAGATTATATTCCTTATGTTAGACAGGTTTTAAATCCTGTTGTAAACGCTCAGGGTGATACCTCTATAGGATATAAGGGCTGGATTGAAAATACTAGAATAACTAATTTAGAATCATTTAGACAAGAAATCAATGGTGAGATTTTTGAAATAGCCGAGGTTAGAGCAGATATAACACTATATACAATTGCGCCGTCGACACCCATAGGTATTCTCATGAACCCCACATACCCTAAGTGCTAATATGAAGCTAACTGGTATTTATCAGATACGAAATTTAAAGAATGGAAAGATTTATGTAGGATCATCAAATAATATACTACAAAGGTGGAGAGAACACAAAAGTTATCTTAATAGACAAAGACATAGAAATTGCAAATTACAATCTGCATGGAATAAATATGATAAAAATAGTTTTGTATTTGAAATTATTGAATTTTGTAGCGAAGCCCAGCAATTTGATCGAGAACAATATTGGTTGAATTTAAAATTATGGGCGGATTATCAGGATGATAGATTCGATAAATTAGGTTATAATATAAGTCGTAAAGCAGAATTAAACTCTGTTGCTAGTGGAGAGAAACATCATAATGCTAAATTGACCTCTGATCAAGTTTTAAATATTATTTTAAGTTTTTTAAATAATGAAACTTATGAAGAATTAGCTAAGCGTTATAATGTTTCGATATCAACAATTAGTGGTATTTGTAATAGAAGATCATGGCCTCATTTACACGTTGATGATTCTATCCAAGAAAAATTAAGAATAAAAATTAGTATCGCGCGTTCTAAATCTAAATGTAGAGATACTAAAGAACGAATGAAAATTTCAGCCAAAAAAAGATGGCAGCATTTATCTCCTAAAGAAAAGATTAAATCATTAGAATGGAGAGCTAATATTGGCGAAGCCTTAAAAAAGACATTAAAAAATAAGGGCGAAAATGCCTCTAGAACAAAATTAACTAGCCAACAAGTTATTGAGATAAGAACCAAATATGGGACCGGGCTTTATACCGAAAGACAGCTATCAATAGAATATGGAGTTTACCATACTACTATCCATGCAATTTTAGTACGAAAAAGTTGGGCGTCTATTTAGTGTATCATAGAGATGATATCAAACATACGTATGCAATGAAGAATTCCTTATAGGGAGTAAAGAAATTATGGCAAACAATAGAGTTTTCTACGCGATAGAACAAGTCGCTATGAAACGCAATAGTGCGCCAGCCACTCAGGCGGTTGCACCAATTAATGCGGTTCATTATGCGTCTGGTACATTAGCCCCAATCGGGCGCAATGAAGTAAATGATAGATGGGAAGTGCCGCGCGGCGTCCAATCTGTCGGAATGTCCACAACTTTTAACTTGGAACAAGTTTTCCAGCTTGGCCAGGTCGAACTATACGAATATTCGGAGCGTCAACCCGATGTCGAAATGACCCTAGAGAAGGTTTTGGATGGTACTAAACCAATGTGGTTTATGGTGACCGATCCAAGCGGACTTGATTTAGTGTCGCGCACATCGTCTTGGCGTACGGATGTTATGTTATCGATTTATCCAGATACCCAATTCCGTGCTAATCAGAATACTCCACAGGCGGCTGTATTAGCCTCTGGTATGTATTTAAGTTCAGTCACTTATACATTCCCAGTAGATGGTCCTGTCACCGAATCAATCACCCTAATTGGTAATGATAAAATTTGGGATCTATTTGTTCCAGTTTCCGGTCAAGTAGTTTCAGTTTATCCAAATACCTCGCATGGTGTTGGTATTCCATCTGGTGTGTTTGGTCATGAAGACGACAGTAACAAATCTGAACTAGCAGGCGGCACGGGTAGTGCTGGTGTCATTGTTGTAGGCTCAGGTGTACAGCGTCGCGAAGAAGTAGATATGGGTCGTTCGGTACTTCCAAACGATATTCCTGGTATCACTGCTTTCGTGGCATCTGGTATTTCAGCAGAAATTCTAGCTGGCGCAGGTGCATCAGGTGTAACCGCCACGGTTGGTACATCAAATACCTCATATTTGGCCGAACGTGTCCAAAATATCACAATTACTGCCGATATTGGCCGTGACGATATTTTCGAACTTGGTCAAAAGCGACCATACTTCCGCGCAGTTAGCTTCCCGGTTGAAATTACAACCTCAATTGAAGTTATTACCGCTCAAGGCGATCTAATTGACGCCACATCTAATGTGAATTGCGGACCAGATAATACTGCTTCTAGTAATACAGTGATTATTAGAACATGTGATGGTACGCAGATTGACGTTGGAGACACTAATAGAATTGTTAGTGTTGAGCTGGGTGGTGGCTCTACCGGAGGCGAGAACATGACAGTTACATACAACTATTCAACCTTTAATACACTTTATGTAACTCATGATAGGTTTGACCCGCGCCATCGCGTTTATGTCAACCGTGATCCTAACTCACGTTTCGTGCACGTCCTATAATATCTGATATAGGATCTTAAAAGGGGAGGCTATATGCCTCCTTTTTTATTTTCTAACTATTATTAATATACAGACTCTCATTACAAGACCAAGGGTTAAGTCCTTAATAAGACTTAAGTATATCTTAACTTAATCAACCACTATGGTGATTATAGGTAGGACTAACCTTAGTTTGGTGGAGCCACTAAGCGTAACCAAACGAACTAAGGTACTACTTTTATAGGTACTTAGACCAAAAACAGGGTAAAATTTCTGAGAAATCCAGAAAATCTTGTAAGATTTTGGGCAAGACATATATTTTTATTCCTTCCTAAGGACTTAAGATTCAATTTTGGTTAGTTTAGCCAAGCAAGTTATATATTAGTGTATTCTTAACTAGGATAGGTTTTATTAGGATATGGAACAGGATTTAATTAAGATTGCAGATGAGATCTGCTTTGGGTGTCGATCTCTCCCAATAGACGGCTATACATACTGCTATAGGCCACTAAAACTCTCCGAGAGGAACATAGCAGACACCATATATCAAAATGCCCTCCTGGAGGCTAAAAAGCACGAGTTGCAACCCCGGGCCATTTTAAGGGCCGGAGCCTTACAGTCGCGCTTACTAACCCCCATAGATGAGTTAAAACTTAATCAGCTAAAAGAGAAAATCCTTAAAATTGAGGAAGAATTAAAGGCTAAAGATAATAAATCATTAAAAAAAGAGCGAGACTTTTATCAAAAACAGTTTTATATCTTAGCAGACTTAAAATATAATTTGATAGACGCACCCTCCCAAGAGTATTACGCAGAGCAAGAACGTAATAAATATATAGTATTTTGCTGCACCTTAACTTTTCCTGATTTAAAATCTCTCTGGTCTTCTTTTACAGAATTTACCGCAAGCACTCAAACTGACTTCATTTCTAAACTTCTTTATCATTATTTTAACTTTAAATCGATTGACGAGAAGTTAATTCGACAAATTGCCCGAGCACCATATTGGCGTCTCAAATGGATTGCATCAAATAAAAATTTATCTTCTAATACATTATTCTATAATAGTGTATCTGATCTTACGCTTGAGCAATATCAACTTATTCGTTGGAGTTTATTTTATGATAGTGTCTACGAAGCTTATGATAGGCCCCCACAGCATATTATAGAAAATGATACGCTACTTGATGAATGGTATGCTAAAAAGATTAAGGAACAAGAAGCTAGTTCGGCCAAAAACTTCTCCCTGGACAACGTATCCAACAAGGCTAAAGGTAATGAGGTTGGTATTACTGTGCACGGGTATTACTCTAATCAGTGTAGTTGTAAAAAGCTTAGTGGTCGTCATCTTAATACTTGTACTTATGGAGTTTTTATCCCGTATGATAAATTAACTCGGGAAAAGCAAATTGAGGCTATCCAGACTTCGAACCCCACACCAGTACGCGTTATTCTCCAACAAGAATATAATCAATTATCTAAACAAGGTAGCAAAAAAGAACAAGACTTGCGTAAGTCTAAACAGGTTAGGTCACTTTTAGGAATGGTACAAACTAATGAAAAATAAAAGAATTAAATCAACCTTAGCGCGGATTCTTAATCAGGCTGAAAGTATATTAGACATATATTTTGATCAATGTGAACCTAATCAGATCTATTCTTTTAAGGGCTCACAATTACAGATTTTAAGAAATGAAATCTTAAATGCTCTTAATGATTTGGGGAGGGCTGGTGCCGACAACGACGAAGAAGATATGTCAATTAAACTCTATCCGGGTATGATAGACGCAGTTAGAGATGCTGAATTTAATCCTCAGAAGGTTATTTTAAAAACACCCAATTGGATAGATGCTTTAAGACTACATAATATTTTAAAGTCTTCGTTAGTGTATTTAAATAAACACTGGATTATTGAGGTACAATCATATTGTTTTAATGAATTTATTAGTTTTATAGAATTAAGTAATTTAGGGAAACTCCCTGGTTATTTGGACTGGAAGAAAAAGGTTATAGGAGAAACAAATGTCTGATATTAAATTTGAATGTGAAATCAATGGCCAGAAGGCCAATTTTATCCTTAAACAGGAGGATATTAATATCCAGCGTCTATGTGATATTCAATATCATAAAAGTTATGTGCAGGCTATGAAAGATGGGTTGCTACCACGCGCCTCGCTTGAACAATTAATGAAAGAGAAGGAAATTTGGACCTCGGTTGAGGAAGACAAACTTCATGAACTACAGACAGAACTAAATGGTTTAGTTATTAAGCTGGAATCTAATAAAAATCTCACAGAAGGGATGAAAATCGCTCAAAGGATTGCTAATTTAAGGTCTGCTGTCGTTCTATTATATGAAGCGCGAAGTTCGGTATTCCAGAATTCATGTGAATTTTTTGCTGATCAGGTTCGACGCGAAGCCTATTTGGCCTATGCGACCCATGCTGAAAATGGCGATAAGGCTTTCAAAAATTACGAAGACTTTATTACACAAAGAGATTCGCCAGTAGCACTAGGCGCTATGCAAGCCCTTGTAAGATTTATTTCTAATGAATTCCAAAAGACTTTAGATCAATTGCCGGAAAATAAAGTTATGAATCAACCTGCGGAACAACTCGTAACAGAGCACAAAGTAGTTGTTAGTAAACCAAAGCGAAAACGCAAAGCAGTGGAAGTTAGTACTTAATGGTAGATAATATTAAGATTAATGTAGATGCCGACCTGAATATTAAAGGGGTTAATCCCAAAAGTGTTCAGGGTGGTAAAATTTCATTTGATCTTGATGTCGCAAAACTCAAGGCTCAAGTTAAGGCCGCTAGAGATGAAGCCTCTAAAATTCTTGCAGGAGCCGTCCCTGCCGGAGGCGGCGGGAAGGGTGGAGCGGGTGGATTGGGGGGGCTTAAATTTGGATCGGGTGGCGATGACGCCAAACGATTTAAAGAAAGTACTAAACTATTTTTACAGTTAACCACGACTCAAAACCAGGCTCAACAAGAAACTAAAAAATTATCACAAGATTTTTTAACTTTAGCCAAGTCAGGTAAAGCAGCCGGTAATGAACTAGATGCTGCTTTTGCTAGTTTAACTAAAAAACTTGAGGCTGCATCAGTTGCTACTGAAGCCTTAAATCCTGCCGCCAAACAATTACTTAAAAATCAAGCTAATATTATTAAAGAGGAAACAAGATTAAGAGAACAAGCTTTACGAGAGCAGAATAAAATTCGCGAAAAAGGTTTTAGGGATGCTGGTAGGGCAGACATTACGGCTACAAAAATCCAATTTCGTACAGCGCGTGAGTTAGGTGCCGAAGAAATTAAAAGATTAGATACAATTCGTAAGACTCGGGATGAACTCAAGGCGTTAGAATCATTACAAAGAGCTGGCGTTAAAGGAGTAAAGTTCCCCAAGGAAGGATTGGGTGGCACTGTTGATTCTCGTGGCCTTGTTAAGGTTGCTCCGGCAATTGATGCTGTGGGCGCTAGTGCCACCAATGCTGGTGGCAGAGTAAAAACATTATCCCAGCTAGTCGAGGAAGTGGGTCGTAAGGCCGGTGCCTTCCGTGTTGTGGCTACTGCTATCAATGGATTAGTTAATATAACCAAATCTGGTGCCGCCTTTATTATTACTTTTAATGATTCATTATTAGAATTAAATAAAATTTTACAAACTAGCGATCAAGACCTCTATTCTATTGGTCGGCAAATTACCGGGTTGTCTTCTACCACTGGTGTTGCCGTTGAAAAAGTTGTTGAAATTACTCAAGAATTTGCTCGTGCTGGTTTAACTGGTAGAGGTTATGGCTCTGTATTAGAATTAACAGAAACAGCCTTAAGGGGCGTACAGGGCACAACATTAGATGCTGCACAGGCCACTCAAATTATGATTCAGTTAATTGGTCAAATTGAATCAGGTGCTAAAGGACTTAATAAAGAGTTAATTACTACTGGTCAGTTATTTGACTTACTAGGTAAAGCTGAAGATATTACTGCCGCTAAGGCATCCGACGTACAAGATGCCTTTAAGAGATCGGCAGCCGTATTACTTACCACTGGGTCTTCTGCCGCAGAAGTCATTTCTTTGATTTCGGTGTTACAAGAAAGAACCCAGCGCGGTGGCGAAGTCATTGGTACTGCCCTCAAGACGATTGCCTCACGAATTACCGCAACCAATACTGAGGCATCACGCTCCTTACAGGAATTAGGTATCAATGTTGTTGATAAAAGTACGGGCAATATCCGCAATTTTATTGATGTTCTTTTTGATTTAGGCAAAGTATTTAAGGGATTAACTGAGGAGCAACAGAGGCAGGTTGCCGTACAAGTCGCTGGTGTGCGCCAAGTAGAAATTTTTATTCAAGCTATTAATTCACTATCGCGAGTCCAGCAAGTTAATACTGATGTTACATTATCCTATAATGATGCCGCCCGCAAACAGGCTATTGAACAAAAGAAATTAGGAACTATTATTAATCAAATTAAAACTGAGTTTTTTGATTTTATTAATACTTTATCTAGTTCTGATATTGGTACGGTGTTTAGTTCGGCTATTGGAGTCGCTAAAGCGTTCTTGCAAGCTATCAATTTTATTAATGAAGCTGTTGGGGGTAGATTAGCTCAAACATTTGCTGCATTAGGTTTAATTAAAATTTTCCAAGGCGCCATTGTATTTGCCAAAGGACTATTTCCAGCAATTCGAGCCATAGCTCAAGAGGGTAACAGAGTTACTTCTGAGTTCCTTAAAATGGGTAAGACTGCCCAGTTGGTAGGCACTACTGGTGTAAGCGTCATTAATTCAGAACTCCAGCGAACTATTTCATTACAGGGCAAAGCCACTATGAATTTTGCCTTAATGAAGAAACAAGCTGAATTAGCGGCTTTAGGCGTGGCTCCACGAACCTTAATTAAAGGAGAGCCTCGCCAAGCGTCTGCCGCCCAATCTGCCGAACTTTCGGCGATTTCTCCTTTTGGTAAACAAAAAATTGTTACTCTTAGTAAGGATTTAACAATAATGGGCGCTGCCCTAGAAAAGGCTGGCAGCCTAGCTAAAGGCGCGGCAAGGCGTTTTCAGGGATTGATAAGTAATACTTTTGTTGCTTCTTTAGTTTTAGGTACTGCCGCTGGTTCTATGCAAAACCTATCAGATAAAGCTAGAGCTGCTGGTGATGTTGTGGGGGCTACGGCTGCCCAATTTGCCGCATCTGCTACTGAATTTGCCTCTATTGGTATTTTATTTGGACCTAAAGGAGCATTAGTTGGTGCTATTATAGGTGGGTTGAAAGCGCTGCTTTCGGGTGCTAAAGATGCTCGTGATGATTTTGAAAAAATTAGAGATGATCTAATAGAGACAGGTCAGATCAAAACTAAGGATGGTAAACTTGCTCAAGCAGATACTGATCTTATTAATGCTGGCGTTAATACAGAAAAGACTCTTAATAATCTAGAGATTGGTTTAAAAAGATTTGGTAAAAATGGTGGTGATGTCACATCGACGATTGGTAAATCAGCCGATAAATTGGGTGAATTAACCCGTACAACAGTAGAAGATATTTCACAACAAGACTTTTCTTCATCAAGAGCCAAAGCCGAGGCAATTGGTGCAGCTACTTTAGATGCACTACTTCAAGGCGTACTTTCTTCAGCTAAAATTGAGGGAAGACCCGAACTTGCTAAACTTCTTACACAAGTCACTGGTGATACTAAAAATTTAAGTACTTCATTAGGCGGGAATGTTAGATTGATTTTTAGTAATCTTTTTGAAACATTATTAGAACAAGTAGATGGTTTCGAATCCTTAAACGAGGCAGCTAAAAATAATCTTAAAAGACAACTACAACAAAATGCTGATCTTTTTAGAGAGGCTCGTGATGTTACTGTTGGTAGTTTAAAAGGTGCCCTTGCGCCTGTGGGTGAAGCCTTACAGGCACGCGACGCCGCCGGCGCTGCCCAAACCCAGCGGCTAGCTGCTGAAAATCTTGAGAAATCTCGTAAGGGAATTGCTTCTGGAGAAGGCCGTATTGGCATAGTATTCTCCGACATCTTAAGAGAGACCACTAAATCTTTTATGTCGTTGTCTGAGACGGCTACGGTTTTAAATACTAATCATGAACAATTAGCTGATGTAAGTTTAGGATTAGCTCGCAAACAATTAGAGTTCTCTAAAGAACTTCAAGCCAAGGATTTGGCCCAGGCTAAAAATGAAATAGCGGAGATCATCAGCGAATTTGCTTCAGCTAGTGAAGCCGAAGCCGGCGCCAAAGCATTTGCCGATACGCTCCAATCTAATTTATCTAAAGTTTTAGAGGGTGCATCTAAAGGTACTTTTAATCCACAAGATGTTGAAAATCTCAAGAGAACACTAGCTGACACCCTAAAAGCTCCAGCGCAAATAGATAAAGAGGGGTTAGGTAGGCTAGAAAAAATATCTAAGATCGTTACCGATACTATTATTAAAGGCCAGGAAGAGACATTTAAAAATCAAGAAAAATTACGACAAGCCGAACTTCAGTCAATTAGAGCACTCTTAACTCAAAGTCAAGAACGCTTAGATCGTATGAGGGACGAAGCATCTCTCCTGGAGATTGTTTCTGAAATAGAGGCAGATCGTGCATCTGGTGTAGAAAAGTTGGTTAAACAACAAGATACACTCAGGCGAGTTACCTCTATGACTATTAGTGCTATTGATCAAGAAGTTGAGCAGCTTAAGTTGCGCGCAAGTACAACCCAGGCTGGCTCAGAATCCGAAAAAGTTCTTAACGACCAGATTCGTAAATTAACTGTTCAGCGTCAGCAAAATGTACTCAAAGCTGAAAAAGATATTAATAAACTCCAAGAGAGTTTGTTACAAGAACGAGTCAATCTTGTTAAGAAAGAAATTGATGATATTCAATCTATATTTAGTGGACGTAACAAATTAACCGATATTCTTGACTTTGGCAAAACTGATAACTTAGCTAAGTTTCAACAGGACGTTGAAAGGAATGCTTCATCCTTCAAACTTACTTCTCGGGTGCTCCAAGAAGAATTAAACGCTATTTCTAAATCTAACTTAAGTGCTGCCGCACGAGAACAAGCCCTTAAAGACCTAAGAATTAAAGCAGCTAAAGCTACTCTAGACGCTGCTGTAGCTGAAGCGGAAATTATGAAACAAAGGGCTGATGCTCTAAAGGGTCTAGCACAAGACGCTGCTAATAATGAGGAGCAAATCCTTGCTGCTGAAGGCGCGGTATTAGATGCTACGAGAAATGTATCTGAGGCATTTCGGGGATATCTGAATGCTATTCAAGACGTTATTGCGGCCAATGCCCAGTTCTCAATTCAGGCTGGCCTAGCCAGTATTGAGGCGCGTAATCTTACTGGTTCATTTGCGGGTGTTAAAGAACAATTAATCTCATCTGAG